CTCGGTCGCACGGACGGAAACCGTGCCTAACAGTCCGTCGAGTATGAATTTATGGAGTCCTGCGGGACTTCAAGCCCCCACGTTTAGGTGGGGGTAGTTGACTCCGTTTGTCGCAGGTTCAAATCCTGTACAACCCGCCATATGCTACAGTGGCGAAACTGGCAGACGCGACGGTTTTAAGTCCCCCCGGCCGGAGCATTTATCATAGGGGTATAGCTCAAGTGGTAGAGCAACGGTCTCCAAAACCGCGTGTTGTATGTTCGAGTCGTGTTACCCCTGCCACAATAAGAAAAGCCGTCCTCACATAAGAGGCGGCTTTTTGTTTTGAAGAGTATACAGACCAAAAAACTAAACCACAAGTTGATTGCGAACTTGCGAAAACATGGTATAATAATATCAGAACGAAACGAAAGGAGATACCCCAAAATGCTGTGCAACACTGTTAATGTCATGTCGTATGAGTATAGTTACGAATATTCTGAGTTCATGTCCTTTGAACGCAGTTTTATTTCTCATACTCCTCGACAGGCAAAAACAGACCATGTACAGATGCGGTGCGTCTTCTAAGCGATAACTGCATGTCATAGCTGCTTGTCGAGATTTCGGCAGGCAGCTTTTTTGTTGCCTGCAATACAGAAAGGCAGCAAGAAAAATGAACGTTCCTACTATTGATATCCAGCAGACAGGTGCCAATATCAAGGCCCTGCGAAAGGCAGCAGGCATCAAGGTGAAGGATGTGGCAGACATGCTCGGTGTATCTCCGCAGGCGGTTGCTAAATGGCAAGCCGGAACAACGCTTCCCACCATCGATAACCTTGTGATATTAGCAGCAATGCTCGATACGAAAATTGATGACATCCTTGTCATCGCATAAACCCTCGCCGCAGGATTGCGGCTATATATGGCCCGTTGGACGAATTGGTAGAGTTGCCGCCCTTTCACGGCGGAGGTTATTGTGGGTTCGAAACCCACACGGGTCACCATGCTTCTGTAGCTCAACAGGTAGAGCAGTGGTCTGAAGAGCCACGTGCAGCTGGTTCGAATCCAGCCGGGAGCACCACGAGGCTTAATGCCTCCTTATATGTATGTGCCGGTATGCAAGCGGTCAAAGCAAACTGTCTGTAAAACAGGTCTGTTACAGTTCGTAGGTTCGAATCCTACCCGGCACACCATAAGGCCCCTTCGACAAGTTGGTCTAAGTCGCCAGCCTCTCAAGCTGGAGTCGGCAGTTCGAGTCTGCCAGGGGTCATACAAGCACCTATGTGAAAAAGGTGCATTATGCAGAGGTCGCCTAACGGTAGGGCAGCAGCTTGCTAAGCTGCCGTCGCGGAAATCGCGGCATGTGAGTTCGAATCTCACCCTCTGCGCCATCTGCTTGCTTGTTCGAGTGGTTGATGAAATCGGTCCAGAAAACCGACGATGGGAGACTGTCCGAAGGTTCGAATCCTTCAGCAAGCGCCACTGCCCTCATTCTGTGCGGTATCCGTGCAGGTGAGGGCTTTTTCTTTTGCTTTTCGCTTCGAATTTCGGACTCGAATGGCGTTAATGGTCGGATATTCTTGATTATACATGCCTTTGCTGTATGGCAAATAGCTCCAAACAGTATTGGTTTTTACACCCAATTCTTCTGCAATTTCAGGAACTGACATACCGTTCGCACGCAGCTTCCCGATTTTTTCTGATGTTTCATCTGACCATGCCCCGGCTGTAATCAGTATTTTGCGCACTTTCTGCAATGAGATGCCTGCACGTTTGGCAATGGTTCTTCTAGGTATACCTTGCTCATGGAACCGGAGAACCGTCTGCATTGTCGCGTCCATTTGTCAGTACCTCGCCGTTATCGATTTTTGTATTGCCCTAATTGTTGTACTTTAATCATACAGCAAAGCAACAAAATTGTCCAGGAAGCAAAAGTGCCTTCATTTGCCACTGATTCATCCGTTCGGAACGATATCGAAAATGCCTTGATATTATTCCGATGTAATATTCCGATAAGCCGACTTTGTTCCGCAAATTGTGGATTGGATTCCTACCAAAGTTTGAAAGCAGAATGTTTCATCTATAGCTGCAAGGCTTTGGTGAGGAAGTTCACGGAATCAGTCCGTAAATCTAACGGCAGGATACTGCTCAAAGGTACAAATCCTTCAGCAAACGTCACAATCTCCAAAGTCAGCGATTGTTCGTAAATTTATGGGGGACTGCTTTCTTGTTTAGCACCACAATTTGTGATATAATAGCGAAAGAAAACAATGAATAATGGAGTGCCATAAAATGCAGAAATACGATTTCATCAAGAAGCAATATACGCCGTACACCCCACCTCAGAACGGGCATTGCGACATCATGGTTCATGCCAACGAAGAACTCAATTGTGCTGCGTGCGGACGTACCATCAACGAGCACAACGCATATACGTCTGCGGCCATCCAGAACGATATTGGCATTGGCTATCTGATTTGCAAAAGCTGCTATGAGCACGAGCTCGAAATCAGAAAAGCTGTAAAATAAGGGTCCAGCCGCCTCCATAAGGAGGCGGCTTTTTTGCTTGTAAAAATATGTATAAACTGTTACCATTTAGCGTTTTCCGTTGTGAGAAATTGCGAATCGCGGTATAATTAAAGTGTAGAAAATGAAAGGATTTTTACCGTATGTACATTGATTTCACGAGCAAGCAGTACTCTTTCATCCTGCACGCTCTTGCCATCATGATAACGTTTTATAGCAACGATTTTTCCTCTATCTGCAAAGAGGTTGGAGAGGCTTATGGAGCAAGCGAGGCAGACATTGCAAGTGCTTGTGCTACTCTGACGGCTATCAACGTAACGGCTCCTGTTAAAAGCTATTCCGACAAGTGCAGCGAAATACTGGAAGATATGCTGCATCATGCACGGGAACTGCCGGAAAAGGATGCTCCGTATAAATACAGTATCGGCTTAGATACTCCTTCCTGGAAAGTCGTTGCCAATGCGTTGGATAGATACTCTCGCATTCTAATGGGTCAATTTGGTGTCATTTATGAAGCCCTCGATATTTCTGGTAACGATGAACAGCACTTTCAGGCGTATCATGATGCACGCTGGAACGGAACAGGCGTCATCGAAGCCCGTGACCTTCTAATTCCGCAGCTCAAAAGGATGGGAATTGGCTGGAACGGAAACTTCGGTATTTCCAACGCAGGGCTTGCCTACAACAGCAAGCTGGCATACGAGATTCTTAAAACCATTCGATATACGACAGAGAAACGAGATAGCTCCGTTCTGAAAGTGACAAACGAGCCGCTGCCGCATGTCGAGGGCTCTTTCCAAATCAAAGCACTGTGAACAAGATTGGAGGTTTTCCGGGGTGGGCGACCACATTATTTCTTTTCTCGACATCTGCGCCATGCGCGGTCAGCTGGTTTTGGCAAAAGCACCGTCCATCCCGGCTATCAATAACAAAACTGTGTATTGTACCGGCGCTCACAAACACGGAGAGGACCGTTGCATCGTTCTTGACGGTGAGAAGTACAGCCAGATTCTCTTTGTTGACGGAACAATAAAATTATGCTGGCAGTGAGGTGGCATTGTGGATAATATCATTGTGAACAGTGCTCTCTGGTATGCCGAGCAGAGCAGTCAATTTCTTGCGAATTCTGGGGCCAACAAGCTGCTGGATAAAGGCTATGACTACTATGTAAGTGAATTTATTCCGCTTGGGCACCGCCTTATCCAAAATGGTCAAATTGCTGCCAATGCGATGGATGGGGAGCTTGCCGCACAATTTTCGATGGCATACGTCGCAAACTATTGGCGTGCAGCGAAAACCGTATATAATTTTGCGCCGGAGTTTCTCAGAACATTGGCTGAGACTGAGGACGCACCGATTTATTCCGATATCATGATGCGGCTGCCATACAGAGATTTTGTCATGAATCTTCCTGCTGGTTCCCATCATGATGCGATGTTCGTACACATCGAGTTTGATGCTTCCCATGGGCCGAACGATGTGGATACGCTCTTCCTGATTGTCCCTTTCAAGGCAAACCCCAATTTTGACAGTATCGAGCTCTGTCAATGTATGCAGTGGTGCCTCAACGGTAAGAAGCTAATTGAGTCCTATCGGCGCAACAACGACGCACGTGAACAAGCATTTCAAAGCGGAACGGATTCCGCGACCGTCAATGACGCCAAGATTTCAAACGTACCGGGTGCCGTTCTCAGCGAGGAAGAGCTGGAAAAGCAGCGGGAATTTAATGCTGGTATCGAACCGTATCTTCGTGTCGCGGTTTCTGCAGCTTATTACCTTGCATCCAAGAATGCTGAAATCAAAGAGGTAAAAATCCCGAAAGAGAAGCGGCCCATCCTTGTTTCCAAATCTGGCGCAGCTCCTAAAAGAGTCAACATCAAAACCTATAATGTCGGTTTTGTAATCGGGAAGAGCTTTGAAAAGCAGCTGGCTTCCGGTACAGAATATCAGAAATCTACGGCAGCTGGTACGGACCGTACGGTCAGACCTCATGTCCGCCGTGCTCATTGGCACCATTATTGGGTTGGAGAAGGTCGAACTCGCTTAGAAGTCCGCTGGATTGAGCCAACTTTTGTGCTGCCGGAAGGAAAACGTGAGATAAAAATTGCAACAGAAAGACGCGTCATGGGCACTTAAAGGAGATTCATATGAAAGCAAACTACAAAGTAATCGCAAACAAGCAGAAAATTCTTGAAAAAGAAATTGAAAATTTCGAGCCAACATCAACAATGTCAGTGCTTCTGATGCGCTACAGCATCATACAAGGGCTACTCCAGGTTAAGGTGAACGAAAAAGATGAGAATGGTATCCCGAATATTAGCCCTGTGGATATGGCATACGAGATGACCACTTTCTTCGGCGACGCCGTCAATGCTGCGGCTGATGATTTCACAAATGATGATGAGGACGACAGCACAATAAAATTTGATGGCACCGTTGATGAATTCCGGCAAGAACTGGCTAATCGGGTTCTGATAACACTCAGCCTGGCGTTTGAACATGAATTCATAAATTTTACAGAACAAACCGGGATTACCCGCGCCCAGTATGAGATTCTTGCCGCTGAATACATCGCCCACGCTGAAGATGATGGCAGCAAAGTATCCGAAATGTTCAAAGGTGACGATTCTGAAAAAACCAAGCCCAAAGGTTGGACCAGCGCCACACCACAAAACAGACGAAGCTAAAAAAGCCACTTGCACGAATGTGCGAACCGCCTAAAATAATAATTGCATAACAGATACCATCACTTACCTCCTAACTGAACATTAACAATCTGTCATGCTTGTAAGCAGACTCTCTTTTGAGGGCCTGCTTCTTTTTTTGTATGTATTGATTAGAAACAAAAATATTTCAGAAAGGATGAATACTATGACCACAAATACCAAGAACAGCTTTACCAGGTTCGCAGCTGCCGCAAAAGATTGCTTCTATGTGAATTCTTTTCGTGCAGACTTAGTTCAGTGCGACAGGGCCTTGAAAATGGACGGCGAGATGCACGTCGAAGCGGAATGCTGGATGAACATTTTGGATGCCCTGGACGATAACGACATCAAGATGTATGTCGATAACGAATACCGTCCCGGGCTTTTGAACCCGTTCCATAAATGGTGACGCTCCAAAAACAAGTCAATAACCCACGACTAAAGTCGTGGGCTTGCGTCAGTAAGAAATCCCACCAAAAAAAAATACCCGAAGTGTGAAAGGAGCATAACAATGCTTAATTCAAATATCAATAAAACCCTTGAAATCAACTCGAATAAAGCCGTTCTTCTCAGCATCAAGAAGCAATGGCTTGAAAAAATTCTGAGCGGAGAAAAGACTGTTGAGGTCCGAAAAACTATGCCGTGGGAAATTAGCTATCCTTTTGTAGTATTTTGCTACGAAACCAAAGCTAACGGTGGTGCTGGAAAAGTGACTGCCGCATTGTTTGCCGTGCCATCAATACACTCGATTGCCTGCGTGAGCTTCCGGCATATGCTATTGGCACGGAAGTGACCGAAAAGACCGCTCAATTCGTGAAGGACAGCTGCCTTACCGCAAATGAGCTGATTGCATACGGCAATAAGTCCGGCACTCTTTATTGCTGGAACGTTTCTGATGTCCAATCTATGGATATGTCGCTGCGAGAGCTCGGCGTTAAGCGAGCACCACAGTCCTGGATGTATCTGCGGATTCCTGATAACAAGACGTTCTGAACGATGTCTGTTTGGGCTGGCTACGTGTACAAGCCAAACAAAATATCAACTACACGATAAAAACACACTCGAATGAATGATTCATCGTGCGAACAACGCAGACTCTCGATTTTTGAGGGCCTGCTATTTTTTATTTCAGGAGGAAAAATCGATGATTCTCTATCATATCATGGCAGACACCGGTTACTTGCCGGACGATGTCATTCCACAGATACCAACGAATCGGATAAAAGGGGAGAACCAAGAAATCCCAAGAATTTGTCTTGGGCATACCCTTGACGACTGCCTGACCAGCATCGGCATTGCGCATTTTGTCTCAAAATTCCTGCTCGCTGAGCTGCGTCAGAACAAAAAATACTCCAAGGACATGCCGTTACCGTTCATTGTCCGAATGTACAACATCAAGGACGAAGACCCGAATCTCTTGACCGAGGAAGAAACACAGAAATATGTGGCGGATTCTGTCGTGACCAGTGAATGCTGGCTCACAAGATACGAGAAACCCGTCAAAATCCAGAAACTTTGGCTTGTGGGTGGTGAAGTTGTTCTTTGGCCCTATATCGTTGACGGCGTTGTATACAATTACCCAATCGTCCGTAACTCAATTTGGGCAGACAGCAAAACCTTGCCGGACCCGGAATTTCAGAATCAAATCATGGATATCACTCAGAAATGGCTTAACGAAGCCTGAAAAAGAAGCACATCAAAAGCTCTTGCACATCCTTGCGAATTCCATAGTATTAAAGTTGTACGACAGATAACATCTACTTTGCACACCGCGTGCTCGTACAATTCATAATTCTGTTCTCATTCAAGGCAGACTCATCTTCATGATGGGCCTGCCTTTTTTTGTTTACAGAAAAAGGAGGAATTCAAAACAAACCACAAATCTCAAATCACAATCTTCCGCTACAAGGAAAAGACACAAAAAAGGAGTCACAAAATGAAAGTCGAAAAGAATAATAACAGCATTTTTCGGAACAAGCATGTCCTGGTTGTCGTCGCGGTGATGTGTATTTTTACCATCATCGCCTGCATGGGTTTTATGCTTTCTGTTCCTGCACACGCAGAGGAAAACATAGCTCCCAAAACCGAACCTATCGCTTTTTCCACTCCCATTGAAACGGTGAATGAGCTCGATAAAGCGTTCCCGATAACGGAAACTTCCGAAGAAGCACAGGAGGAGATTACAACTGCTGAGGTCAAATCTTCCGATGCTGCAGAACCGGAACCACAAATTGAGACCGCAGAAGCAGCCATCGAAGAAACCGAACCGAAACCCGAAACAATTCCAGATAATCTCAACGACAATGAGCTTGAAATCTACACAGCTCTGCGGTCCGCTGGTCTTTCCAAGGCCGGTACTGCCGCAGTGATGGGCTGCATGTCGATGGAAAGTGGTCTTAAAGCCTCGGCCGAAAACCCTTCGGATGGCGGCTATGGACTCCTGCAATGGACTTATAGCCGAAAGACAGACCTTTTCAACTGGTGTTATGGCAATGGCTATGACCCCAACACCGTTACGGGACAGGTGATGTTCTTCGTGTATGAGCTCAATAGCACATACAGCAAGGCCGCCAAATACTCATATCCGGTGTACGAAACTCTCACTACAAGCGACAGCCTGGAAGATTGCCTTTCGATGTTCTTCTCCCATATGGAAGCAGGAACCAACGTGATAATCTCTTCCCGCAAAGTCTATGCAGGAGGGCTGACCACGTTAGACCTGTACCGCAAACGCTTAACTGCCGCTTACAAATACTTCATTTGAATTAGGAGGAAATCACAATGAAAACAACCGTTTATCTGTCCCGAAAACTCTTGAACCAGTTAAAGGTAAAAGAAACCGAAAGCAAAGACCTTATGCTAACCCATAACCTACACAACATCATCATCAACGGTAAGCGTGTTGGCTGCTCTGGCCACATTCAGAACGTTCTCAACAATAAGTGCGTTTACGTCAGCACTGAAAAGAGTTGCTATCAGCCCTTGTCTGACAAGAACATGGTTTGCTATGCCGCCAGTATGAAAGATTACTCCTCTGTATCGCTCGGCGCAAAAGGACGTAATCAGTTCGTGACCAATGATGAGTTGGTTGGAAAAATCATTGATATGCTCCGATAAGGGCATAAACAGAAAGAGAAAAAGCTCATGAAAACCGGCATCAAAAGTCAGATAGTAATAGTATCTGCTGTGGCAGCTGTTCTGCTCATTGTTATGAGCGTCTGTGCAATTGCGGAGAGCATTACCTTTGAGAAGGTTGCTGCTCTCGCTGCAAGCGCACTTGCCTTGAACAAATGCTGCGGCATCCTGTTAAACTAAGGAGAAAAAATCATGAAGAATAAATACAAAGTTGTTGCCTTGGTTCCTTTGGAGTTCTCTGTTAAGGGAAGCTCCGATTCCAAAGAGGCAATCGAATCCGTCAAAAACATTTTCGAAGCGTGTCGGAATGATAACGACTGCGCGGACATCGTTTTTGATGGCATCGAAGAGTCACTTCGTCACGACAGTATCGAGTACAAAGTTGAAGCCGCCCAGCCTGAACCTGAGGTGAAGGCAAATTCCGATATCCGTTCTGTTGCCTCCGATATCTGCGACGTCTTCGAGAACTATCTCGACGAAAACGGTGTCTATATTGTGTGTGACGATGCAGACGAAGAGCAAGACCGAAAAGCAAACGAAAGCGGCGCGATGTTGTATGGCATGGAATATTGGCATCTTGTCGAAGATGTCGAGTTCCGTGTGAATCATATAAATGCACAATACAAGCTGTTCACCGTCTTTGATATTATGGAGGCATTTGATAAACTTCTCATTTCCAAAAAGCTTGGTGACTTTGTACCGAGCGGCGAAAATCGTTACCGTTTGTATGCAAAAATCCTGAGCTGTCTGCGTTCTATCAGGGAGAAATTGTAATGAAAGGCTGGAACAGTTCTAAGCACCCCATTCTCACCGCAAACCAGATGCCTGCGCCGATTCATTGGAACCCAATGAACAAGGATTGGAAAATGCGGCTTACCAAAAGCCAAATTTACAACACCTCTTCTGGATTCAATGCTCAGACGCTCGGTGACATGAAGGAACTGCACGACAAAATTCTCACCTTTGGCGGGGATGAAGTCTGCATGACGGAATTTGACGAAGACGCCCCAAAAATCCTCAAACGCGGCCAATTCTTTTATGGCAGCAGCTATATGAGAAAAGGTCAGGATTGCCAGTGCCATTACAATTCCGCAAGACTTTGGTATAAAAACAAAGACCGGTGCTTTATTGCAACGGGGTATGCTCTTTCCGAAGACGGGCTCTGGCGCTGTCATTCCTGGGTCGTTCAGCCAATGGCACGCACCGTTCGCGTGTGGGAAACCACCGTCAAGCGTGTTGCCTATTTCGGCGTGGTTTTGACCAGCGAGGAATGCGAAGACTTTGTCGAGAACAACACATAACAATTGAGGAGGTTACCCAACATGGGTGAACAACTACATTTCAGTATGGATGGTGAGTTCCTCACCGCCATTGCACGTGACTGGTTCTGGAATATGGACAAGCCGTATAAAAAGTGTGAGGAGCTGCTGCTCTCCTGCATGATGGGTGGCAACGAGGAAGAAAAAAGGCATGTTTGCCAGGACATTATCGAAGGCCGGAAAAAACTTGTTGGTGTCAATGAGTTTGAACTTGTCGATGACAATGTTCATGTTCGTTCCCTCGGGCAGAAGGTTGAGGAGCTTCAACACAAGATGCTGGTCAATCAAATTCGTGAGGATATGATTGCACATCCGCTCAATTATGTTGACCGCTTTGCTATGACTGATAGCTATGAAACGCTCTGCACCAATGCAAAACATCATTATATCGATTGCAGCTATGACGGTATCAAGTGCTTCCTCTATGGGAAAACGGGTTATTCTGATGTATTCAACAACGGTGCATGGCTTTTTACCCACCCAGACCTTGTTGCAGAATTCAATGGCGAACCGCTTCCTGAGCAGGAATCCAACCCGGAATTCTACAAAACCGATTTTTGGACCAAGCTTGCCTCTTGGATTGAAGCAAACATGAAAGGCACATCCGTTGAACGCCGTCAGCGACTGTACAACAGCTATATCAGTGATAGACCCATTCAGCATCAGCTGACCGAATATGGTCTGATTGCTCCCGATGGCACCTGGTATGCCTGCGAGTTTGGCGAGCACGCTGCCCTGGCTGGCCGCATCATCATGCGCAATCGAGAAACGTTTGGTCTTTCTGACCATGAAGTTCTCAATATGGCGTATGACTGGAGCGGCAAGGGTCTCGATTTCCTATATAAACGCGGTTGGATTGCCATTCGTAATCCTTCGATGGGCAATACATTCCTCGATATGGATGAGACCAAAACCGCAACAAAAGCTCAAGTAAATACCATTTTTGACTATATTTCTAAATTCAACCGCTATGACATGAATGTTTCCAAGGTCATGGCTGACTAAAAAAGGAGATTTTTATTATGACTTCCAATATGACTATGACCGCTATTTCCATCTGTAATTTTCTGAAACTCATCGTGAAAAGCACGGTTGAGCATTACACCGAGGATTTCAAGCTGGACATAAAGATTTTTAAGCGCTATGCAAAAGAAGCGCAGGAAACCGGAAAGCCCGTATCGATGCTCTGGTTCTGCCGCTCTTGTGGAACGTATCTCTGCCCTGAGGAAGATGCATACAAGAAAGATACTCCCATGTTCATCACGTTCAAATACTATGATGAGCAGGAAGAGGAAGAAGCCCGGACCATTAAGGCTTTTCTGGTCACTGTGACAGGGATGGAAGGACAAAAGCCAGTTGGCTATATCACTCCCATCAACTATGCGGATGAATGTGACCGCATTCGCCGTTACGCAGTACCTGCCGAAAAGGTCGAGCTTGTCTATGATAAAGGTTCCCTTGTCCAGAACAATGGCAACTATACGATTCTGAAGCATCCCAAGCTTGGTACACTTCAGAAAACGAAATTCTTGGCCGATGACCCTGACGCGCTTGATTATGCGCTGCATATGGCTCGCAATGAGAGAAAGGCAGGGTGACAGCCATGAATGAGTACGAAGCAACAATACAAATCAACCCAACCGACGATATCAAGTTCATACTTGAGGAGTCCGGCTGCTATGAGTCTGAAATTGAAATGATGAAGGCCGGTGGCACCTATGATGCGTTTGTCAAGCGTGTCTATGATGCCATCGACTGGTCTCATCTGTCTGAGCGTATTGCTCAGATGGAAAACGAAGCCATCACGGCAGCTATCGACAAATTGTCTGATAGCATGATTTGATTGTTAGGAGGTAAATACTATGTACATTCTCATTAAAAACCAGGAAGGCGAAAGCATGAACTTGCTTTCCCAGAATACCGATTTCAACGCTCTACTGGCAGCCATGAAAACTGACGTTGAGGCAGAGTACGAAAAGGCAACAGGTTATGCGATTGACCTTGACGAGGATTCCGGCAGCGATTATGAAGTCGGTATCAACGTTGAGGACAGTGCAGCAGACGGTTTCTGCCTTGCGTCCGGGTATATGTACGGCGCAGACAGCAATTTTGACTGGGGTGTTTTCAAAGTAAAGTCTCAGAAAAGCAATACCGCAGCAAAACCCTACATTAACCTGGATATGAACAAGTTCTTTCGGCAGAAAATGCTGCTGATTGACCTCTCGGCGAAAGTAAAGGACCTCGGCTATGACCATCTGGCCGATGAACTTTGGGGCGCAGTCGGTGTCTTCGATGCTGTACAGGATGCAGCTGAAGAAGACGGTGCTTTCACATCTCCGGAAGCAGATGAAGAAACTGGTCTGTTCCTTGACGATTTTTATAACGACGTTCTGGAAAAGATTCTGAACGCCGACAAGAAAAAGGAGGAAAAGTAAGCCATGAGACTCTACATCCAAGGCGAACACGGTAAGCTCCTGACTTTTACAAAATGAAGGCTGGGAAAGCCCACGGTTTCAACCGTGGGGTGAAAGGCCAACACTAAAGAAACATTCTGAGGGTAACAATCAGAATTGACACATTCATGTTGTAATGATTCATATGTGCTTAACGCATTTGTATCGCTATAAAAGTTAGCCAGAAGCTCTACGACTTTAGTCGTGGGGTGAAAGGTGTCTAAGTAAAAAAATAGTTGCTGTCTATCTTCGGATAGGCAGCTTTTGTTTGCCTGTGCTTGCGAATTGCCTATCATGAATAGTAGAGCTCAAATGAAAGGAGGACGCTATTTATGCGCATGGTTGTTAAAACTTACAAGTACAAGCTGTACAACAGTGCAAAACGCACGAGTATCGTGCTTTGATTATTCCGGCACCTGTTATTCATCTTTATGGTGAGCAGGGCCAGGATGAATCGGATTGGTTTGCGTCAACAACCCCGCCTTAACCAGTCCGCTGGTTATAGATGGGGCTTGCAGGGCAACCCGTAAGCCCGGTTGATTAGCCTAAGTCTGCTGCTCCAGCGGCAGGAAACTACGTTGTGTACTAATAATATAGGCACCTTACTCATGCTCCACAAGTGGTAAGCACTGCGGACGGCTCGTTAAACATCTCTAAGGGTAGGAGAAGTGCGAACGTCATGTCGAAAGGCTAAAACGGTATAACAACATTGGCGATGTGGACCACAGGGCGCAAGCCCTGACTTATCGATTCATTATTTACGAAAGGAGTACCTTGCATGAGCACTTGCGTTTGTGTTCTTAGCAACAACGGTGAACGCCTGATGCCGACTATCCGTCTTGGCAAGGTACGCCATCTTCTGAAAGACGGAAAAGCAAAAATCATTAAGCATCATCCATTTACTATTCAGTTACTGTATGACAGCGAAACGAATATTCAACCCATTGAAATCTGTGAGGACGTCGGTTACAACTACATCGGCATCAGTGTGAAAAGCCAATCTCACGAGTATGTATCTGCTCAATATGATACATTGCAAGACGAGAAAAGCTGTCACGATGCTTGCCGTAGAATGCGCCGAACTCGCAGAAACAGGCTACGTTACCGCCAAAAGCGCTTTGACAACCGCAAACGTGACAAAGGCTGGCTTGCACCCTCTCTTAAACATAAGAAAGAACTCAACGTCAATGTCATTAAAATGTATTGCGAAGTTGTGCCTATTACGCATGCAACCGTTGAAGTTGGTTCTTTCGACACAATGCTTGTAAAAGCAATCGAGGAAGGTAAAGCTACACCAGAAGGCGCAGATTATCAAAAAGGCCCTCGCTACAATTTAGCAACCTTGCGGGAAGCAGTATTCTACCGTGATAACTACACCTGCCAAGTTTGTGGGCGCAAAATCGCGGATGGTGCCATTTTACATATGCATCACATGTTTTATTGGAAAGGTCGCCATGACAATAGTCTCAGCGAGCTTATAACAGTATGCGAGAAGTGCCATACACCAGCTAACCATCAAAAAGGCGGCAAGCTCTATGGATTCGGTGAAGATATAAAGTTTGCCAACCTTTCTGGTGCAGCATTTATGAACACTGTACGCTGGCAAATCGTTAATGAACTTTACGCTGCTTTTGGAAAGCCGTTCGTCACATTCACTTATGGCGCGATGACCAAGGAAAAGCGAATTGCCCTTCATCTTGAAAAGAGTCATAACAACGATGCGTATGCAATGGGCGAGTTTCATCCAAACTGCCGCTGTACGTTTGAACATTATGAAAAGGTAAGGCGTAATAATCGCATCCTTGAAAAGTTTTATGATTCTCGCTACATTGACATTCGTACAGGAGAAATAGCTACTGGAAAAGAGCTCTTCAACGGTAGAATTAACCGTAACCACAAAAAGGATTCTGAAAATTTGCACAAATACCGTGGAAAAAGGATTCGTAAAGGCTATCGTGCGCTACGTCGCAAGAAAGTGGCCCTCAATCCCGGTGATTTGGTTTCTCTCAACGGGGAAATTCTTACTGTCCATGGCACTCATACCAAAAAGAATGGTTCTGTAAACGTAGAATTCAAAACGCCATCAAAAAGCGGTAAAAAATCCACAAGCCTTAAAAAGCTGAAAATTATTAAAACGATAAGCCCCATGCGCTCTGCGTGGGATAAAGTATCTTAAAAACTCAAGAAAGGAGACATAGGGTATTTGCATTTACTGAGTGTACCTCAAATATACTCTTAGTCAGCGCATTCCTCGCCGCCTAAGTCGCAAGCGACTATAGACGGTGTACCCTGCGCACAAAATTTATGGATTTTGGCAATGCGTTTGCGACCACAGACGTTTTTGTGAATCCGCGCAAGGGAATTCCTTTCGTGCAGTGTTCCACTGAGAATCAACTTTCTGATTTCAGGAGAGCTGATTCCCATGAATAATATCTGACTCGTATCTTTGCGGTCGTTCCTTTTGGAGCGGCCGCTTTTTTTGTTTTCAGTTTCCTTGCGCAAATGTGCGACTCTCATAAAATGAAAATTAGGGAGGTGCTGTTTTGAAAATTCAGAGAATCATGCCTGCAACTACTCATTCCATGAAAGACGCGTTACCGCTTGGGACTATCCTGACGGTGAAAAATGTTGCAGACCAGAAATATATTGTGGTCGGCTATGACACAAGTTCTTTTCCGCACAACTACTATGCGGTTCCCTGGCCGCAAGGGTATATGGGTGAAGAAAATATGTACCTGGTAAGATTTGATGATATTGCGAAAGTTCTGTGTCGCGGCGGAATCAATGAGGAATCCAGAGTTTTCTTGCAGGCACTGGATGATGTGTTGAACGGGAGGTGACACGGTGACGGTAAAAGAGCTGAAGCATATGCTTGAGAACGCGGACGACAATGCTATCGTCGTTGTGCGAAATAACTGGGCTCCGGCGGAATTCCTGAATACCTCTGCTCGGAAGATGGTGCTTGTGAAAACAAATGGCAAGCTCATGACGCCGAAATGGGCCGAGGCGAGCGGGTATATCTGCGAAGGCCCTGCTATGTCGGCAATTTTATTCGATTGAGGTGAGAAAAATCATGCCCGATAAAAAAGTGGCCACGCAGGCATCTGATGGACCCTGGGAACGCGAAACCATCATCACATTCAATGATGCGGAGAAGAAAGCATCCTACTACACCTGCAACAAAGCTCGTATGGAACAGCTAAAAGAGCTTGCCAAAGAGTACCCTGATGCTGTTAAAATCACGCGGGATGAGGACTGGTGTATGGAGGCAGATATGCCCAAGAAATGGGTCAAAATCAAGCCGCCTCGCAAGTTGACTGAAGAGCAATATGCGGAACTGGTCAGACGCGGCAAAGAACTTGCAGAACGGCAGCGGCAGCTAAAAAACGAAACGAAGGAATAAACCGGCTTCATATGCCGGAAGAGGAGAATATAAAATGTACAATTCTTACAGCGCATTGAATCTTTTGGGCGGTATGCTCTATACGGTGATTCTTCTGGTGGTAGCGTATTTTGTGCTCAAAATCGTCGCCAATTGGAAAATTTTTGAGAAGGCCGGGCAGCCTGGCTGGGCATCCATCGTCCCGTTCTACAGCAACTACATCGAATTCAACATTTACTGGGGGAACGGCTGGTTGTTTCTGATTCCGGTCGTGCTGAGCCTTTTGTCTGGCATCCCGCTGCTCGGCAATCTGTTCCTGGTTGTTGCTCTCATCATCGGTGCTATTACCAACTACAAGAAAGCTGTTGCGTTCGGTGAAGGTATTGGTTTCACGATTGGTCTTTGCCTTCTGAATCCGGTGTTCAACATGATTCTTGCTTTCGGCCATTATGAGTATCACGGTATCCCGCAGGATGGCTATTCCTATTCTCAGCTCAAGACCAAATATGAGGAAAAGAAAGCCGAACAGCAGAACAACCCCAGCACTGTTCAGTACCAGGCCCCCGAAACTCCCAAAGAGCCGAGCCAGAATGTTCAGTATCAGACTCCGAATGCTCCTGCTGAAGTCAAGACCCCGCCGACTCAGCAGAATCAAAATCAGGACAATGGCTGATATTATTTGGGTCGTTGTGTTTCTCTGCGTTCTCATCGCGTCCTGCTTTGGAATGTACTATTTCCAGGGTGAGAACAAACAAAAATTTGTGTTTTGCTTTTTGCTGGTAGCATTATCTTTTGGAGTTCTTGCGTTTCGGCTCCTGGATATTGCCTACACAATGATAAACGCAGCTGTCAAAGCCGCACAATGACCTTTTTGCAATTCTCAAACTGTTTTTTGGCAGACCTTCCAACCGAGGGCCTGCCTTTTTTATTGTTGCCAGGAGGAAAATCTATGAAAATCCGATTCTATACAAACAACAAAGAAGCTATTGTATTCGACCTTGAGGATGTTTTGAAGCAGCTCAACATTGAAGAGCAGGTAGCCACTGTCGGCCTTGTCATTGAAAAAGACGAGGCCGAGGTTGAGGCAATCGCTCAGACAATACAAGACGATTATCCGAACATGTACCTTCAGGCAAAAGAATACGGGCGAAATCTGACCTTGGCTTGTGCGGAGCTTCCGAACCCTACTAACCCGGATATTGTAACCTACCTCTATGCGGGCGATGATGCTACGGAAACTGACAGTTGGATTGCGAAAGTGAACAACACAATTCGTGCGCAAGGGGATAACAGTGAACGGCTCATCCATATTGACTCGAATCTCGCTGCCGTGGTAGAAGCAAACGAAACGGAACAAGGATACTATGCTTCCACCGTGTCGCAGCATGACAAGGCTACAAACGAAATGCTGAGTTTCCGGCAGATTGCAGAGTCGTTGGAAGCTGTTGGGGATAACTACAAGTACCAGAGCGCAAGCAACATTCTGACTGCAAGAACCAAAGCAGAGCGGAACTATATTGTCCGGCTTATCAAGATGTATTGCGACGATACCAAATACCTTTCCGGTGCTATGCCGCAAAGTGAGTACCCGTTCTGTGTCCAGAACGTTGACGCTCTGAACCAGCGTGATGCGCAGTGGTCCGAAATCAAAGAGTATCTTGCACAGGACGAGAATCGCAACAAGCTGGATGTGATTCTTGGCTTCGTGCCGGATGCGGAGAGCGACAAGACTCTAATTCTGCACAGCATTGAAGAAAAAGGGAAGGCCATGTCTGATTCTGAAATCGAAAAAGCATATAATTTGCTGTTTGGTGACTGTAGCAATGGATGAATAATCTTGCGCTTTCGTGCGAGACCCGTATGATTTAGCTTGTACGATAGATACCATCTACTAAGCACACTGTGTGCTCGTACAATTCACACTTCGCTTTAAGGCGGACTTCCCACACCGGGAGGTTCGCCTTTTTGCGTACAAAAAAAGGAGTGTTATAATGGATAACGTATGGACAAATCTTGGCAACCGACTCGAAACTGCTTGGAAAAGACCAACAAGGCCCAACTCTAAACGCCCGAAAGACGGTGAAATCATCGACGAAGAGAAATCGGTGCGCTGGAACAGGGAAGAGGTCGTTCGCCGACAGAAAGCCTGGGATGCGGAATGCTCTCGGCTGAAGAAGGCGCAGAATGCAGAAATCGAACACATCTCGGAAGCTATCGAACTTCAAATTCAGGAAGACATCAAAGCCAAAACGAAACGCAGCATTTCCAAAAAGGCTGCAACCATCCTCTGGCAAAAAGCCTACGACCGTGGCCACGCCTATGGTTTCGCTGACATCTACTGTGCCATCGAGGACTACGAGGAGCTGGTTGTTGCCGTACTCACAAACGCCCGCTGAACTCAACCACAAATCACAGAAAGGAAAAAATATGAAATTAAACGAATATCTCACAGAAAACGGCGTCAAGCTGATGATTAAAGGCTCCGGAGAAAATTATCCTCCACGCCAGACAAACGACCTCGGTATGTACGATTACGCCGAAGGTCTTGAAAACGTCATCGGCAAAATGGCTTGGATTTGCGATTATCGCGCAAATGCAGACCCGACCAAAAAGCCGATTCGTAACATCAAGCCTACCCCGGTTGTTGTAACGGACGCAAAAGAAACGAGCAAAACCATCTATTATTCTCCGGTCTATTTTCGGCCGGTAAATCGGGGTAAGATTTCTTCAACCGTCATTGCCCCATTGGACAACACCGGGTATCGCTGCTGCTCCGGCACTTCCGTCAACATCTTCTACACGAAAGAAAAGTGCGTGAAGTGCTATCGGGAGCAGGTTCGACAGGCAAACGAGATTTATGAGAAAGAGAAGGCTCGCATCATCAAAGAGTTCGACGCTCGCATGCAGATTCTCAATGATTCTCTCACGCCGTTCAACGATGTCCCGCAGAGCGACTACACCGTTGTTGCAAAAATGGATGTTACGAACGATTCTCTCGGATACAATGAGAAAAATCGGCATTTTTATCTCGAGACGACCCGAACCATGATTCCGACTCGCTATATCATCGAAATGCTCAAGATGCAGGCACTGATTGGCCTGGTGGATGAACTCCGTGCAAACACCACCTGGCAAAAGGGCGTCCCTTTCCGTATCCTTATCAGAACAACAGTTTTCGTGGATGGTATTGAAGATGTCAGCCAGGCCACAACGGAATCTCAAACCATTACCCTTTGATGAACTATTAAGAGCGCACGCCCCGTCTATAGCCGTAAGGCTTAGGTGGGGAGGTTCACAAAAAAACAAAACAATACATATGTGAGGTAAAATGTTATGTCTAACAACATGTCTATTTCTTCCATCAAGGAATATTATAATAATCTCTGCACCAAAGCCAAAGAATGGAGTGCCGCCTACTATGAGCAGGATGCTCCGGTTGTAACGGATGAGGAATACGATTCCGTGATGCACGGGATTCGTGATATCGAAGCGGCACATCCTGAGTTCGTGACCGCTGACAGCCCTACACAGGTTGTTGGCGGCAAGCGTGTTCTCGGTATTCCGGTTGAACACCGTGTACCGATGCTTTCTCTGCTTGATGTGTTTTCCGATGATGAGGTCCGCAGCTTTGTGGATTCGGTGAAAGCTGAATACTCCGATGTGACCTTCTCTGTGGAGCGCAAAATCGACGGTCTGAGCTTGTCTCTTGTCTACGAACGTTCTGACGATGGTCTTGCCTATCTGACCCAGGCTTCGACGCGCGGTGACGGCCATGTCGGTGAGGATGTGACCGCCAATGTCGCAGCCCTCACTTGCCTGCCTCGCAGCATCGAGCTGCCCAAGGGTATCGGCAAAATCGAACTCCGTGGCGAGTGCTATATGTCGGAAAAGGACTTTGAAGCAGCCAATGCAAAGCAGGCGGAAGCAGGGAAGAAGCTCTTTGCGAATCCCCGCAACTGCGCTGCTGGCTCTCTGCGTCAGGCTGACCCGTCTATTGCACGGGAACGCAATCTGCAGGTGTTCGTTTTCAATGTTCAGAGCGTCAACAATGGTGATGCAGCACAGTTCAGCCCGTATCATTGTGACCAGCTGAACTATCTGCGTGACATCTGCGGTTTTAAGACCACCTATTACGCTCATTGCAATGACATTGATAGCATCTTGGCAGCCATTCACGACATTGAGGAAAAACGCTATGATATCGATTACCCGATTGACGGCGCAGTCATCAAAGTCGATGAACTGAGCATTCGCCAGAAGATGGGCGAGCGCACCAAAACCCCGAAATGGGCTATTGCATACAAGTATCCCGCAGAGGAAAAGGGAACTGTCTTGCGCAACATCCAGCTGCAGACGGGTCGTACCGGCCGCGTCACTCCTGTCGCGGTCTTTGACCCTATCCAGCTTGCCGGAACCCGTGTGGAGCGTGCAACGCTCAACAACGCCAACTTCATCAAGACTTTGGATATCCGTATCGGTGACACGATTGTCCTGCACAAATCCGGTGACATCATCCCGAAAATCACGATGGTGGAGCTGGAAAAGCGCCCGACAGACGCTGTGCCTTATGACATGGCGAAGCAGGTCTGCCCCGTTTGCGGTGCGCCTATCGCGCCCGTCAATGGTTCTGTGGACCTCTACTGCACCAATGACGCTTGCCCGGCAAAGACTGTGAATCGCGTTATCCACTTTGCCTCGAAGTCCTGCATGGACATCAAGGGACTTGGCCCTCAGATGATTCAGGACTTGGTTGACAGCCGGTTCATTGAGAACCCCGTTGACCTGTACTGGCTCTATGAGGAGGAAGGTGAACTGACCAACATGTATGGCGCGAAGATTGCCAAGAAGGTTCTTGCTGCCATCGAAAAGTCCAAGGAGCAGAATGCCGACCGCGTCCTCAAGGGCCTTGGCTACCGTCTCATCGGCGGTCATGTTGCTCGTGCGCTGTTTACTCAATGCAAGGCTACGAACGGCAACCTTCTGACACTGTCCACGCTCAATGTAGATACCATCAAGGAGTGCAACATTCCCGGTTTCTCTGACGCTATCTATGCTGCGCTCGATGCGATGCTTTCCAGCGCTGAATTTACGCAGGAAGTCAATACCTTGCATGATGCCGGTGTCAATCTTGACTACCATGCTCCGGCAGGTGTCAATGATGAGTCTGCGCCGCTCGCTGGCAAGACATTCGTTATTACCGGTACACTGCCTTCCATGAGCCGCGATGAAGCCAAGACTTATATCGAAGCGCATGGCGGCAAAGTCTCCGGAAGTGTCTCCAAGAAGACGAGCTATCTTGTTGCGGGTGAGGCAGCTGGTTCAAAACTCGACAAGGCGAACGCTTTGGGTGTGCCTGTTCTGAGTGAGAACGACCTCAAGGCAATGTGCCAGTGAGGAGGTCTCGGAATGTACGGCTTTGACCGCATCATCAAGGCTGCGGAGTTCTGTGACTTTCACGACGCATTTGCCTCTGACATCAAACGCTGTGAAAATGCTCTTGGCATGGGTGGCCTCATGGCAATCAATGCTGAATGTTGGCTTGATGTCTTGAGCGCCATGCCGGATGCTGAAATCGCAGAGTATGTCCACACTAAGTATAAGCCCGGTCTCTTGAATCCGTTTAAGGGAACGTCCTTGTACATCAAATCTTAACCTCTTGCCGCTTGCCCTTCACAGGGTGAGCGGCTTTTTCTTTTTGACTTTATTTGCGATTCCCCGATAATAAAAGTACGAACATACGAAAGGAGCATGTCGTCGATGCTCAAAAAGCTCAAATTCTTAATTTTTTGTGCATTTGTTGTTTGCGCCGCAATGCCAGCTACAGTATATGCCGAAAGCTTCACAACTCAGAATGCTGCTGTCGAAACTATAACTCAACACACCCTAACCTTTAACCCAAACTGCACAGACGACTCCTATTTCATCTCTGAATCGTCCATCGATATTCCCGAATCGCATAAATATGGTACGCTTCCTGTTCCGAGTCGAAAAGGCTATGAGTTTCTTGGGTGGTATACCGCATCGGATGGCGGAAATAAAGTATCTGAATCCACGGTCATGGGCAGCAGCGATACCATTGTATATGCTCATTGGACTGCCTATACCATCACTATTAACTATCACAACGACGGTGCTCAGACATGGCATTCCTATTGCACACATGCAGTCAACAGCTGTACGAACCTTGACATCGTTGAATCGGAATCTACCGCCTATGACACAGCGTATACCCATGCAGAGTACGGTATTCTGGATGTCGGCCGCTTCACAAAAGCAGGATACAAAGCCAGCAATCGCTGGAAAGTTGGGTCCAAAGACAGTTCCGTGATGGTGGTGGACACAAACTGGAGCGAGGAGCTCGCAGCAAGCGCAACTGGAAAAACCGTGGCAAAATATCTCGGCGTGGATGCTCAGCTTGAGCAGAGCAATGTGACCGTTGACCTCTACCCGTATTTTATCGAGGACTCGTATAATTCCGTTGTAAACGGTGTGACACCCGCCTCCACAACGGTTGAAGCATATGTACCCACGCTGTATTCGCTCATTGTGCCTGAGAGCGTAACTTTAGGCGGGAATGCTGGCAGCGGTGAAAAGACAGCGACTTTGCCCGTGATGGTGAAAGGCGACATCGGCCTATCGCAGGAAGTCAATGTCAGCACAACGCCTCCCACCATGAAAAGCAACAAGGCGGCGGATGTGCTTGCGAGCGTGGAAACTCCCAAAGCAGTGTGGAACCGTGACGACGCCTTAGCCAGTATCACCTCGAACTATACGGTGAAAGCAAATCTGACTCCAGGTGATTGGAGTGGTACAGTATCTTTTGTTTGCTCTGTATCGGAGAACTAAACACAATGTTGCACGACTTTGCACGATGTTGTAACATTCTAAAAAGCCACTAACACGCGTGCAAACTTTTTTCAAAAAAGTTTATACAGCTTCTTGACGGCGTGTGCGACACCCATAAAATAGATAATGTAACAGAGATATCATTGATTTGCCATAGTTCATATACCTCCTGGAAGAAGGACAGATGCCCATATTGGGTTTCTGTCCTTTTTCTTTTTGAGGATTCCCGCAGACTTTCTGCGTTTTATATAGATTTATCCCACGGAATGTGGACTTCTGACAGCCGAAGGAAAGGCTGATTACATAGAATTGTCATGCTAATCAGCATGGCACGTATACACTGCGTCAATGTGTTTATATAAATGTTCCTGCACGCGAACGCCGCGTTAAGAGCGTATTTATATATACCGTATAACAATTACAAACCTTTAAGGAGGACATTACCATGATTCGAAACATAATTTAGCGAGTAGACACCATTATCAGCAGCCACGAAACCAAAGCTAAGCAATTTGCAGTTAGCTATGGTTCATTCGTTCACGGTCTAATTAAGACCTAGCTGAGCAAAGATGGTGTGATACTCGCGCTCCTGCTGGAGCAAGTGAAACTGACCGATGCCGCGAAAGCTCTGCTGCTTTTGGCAGTAGTATCAATCGCTGGCGCATTTCTTGTCAAGAAAGTCTTCAAAAATTACAGCCACATCAAAGGATTGGCCGAAGACTTTCTGAAATCAGCTGACGTTTTCGGAGCTGTTAAAGAAGCGATTTCTGATATCGCCAGCGGCTCCTGCAAAACAAACAACAAAAAAGAATAATAGCATCCCCGATATGGGGCTCACATTGCTGTGGAGATAAATTCGAGAGCAGCACGGCAGCCCCACGTTACGGGGTTATATTATGGCTAAGAAGAATAACAACGTCACTTTCAACGTCGGCATCACCAACCATTACTTTGACGCTATTTCGCGCCAGAAGTTACCCATGAGCGATGCCGCTTGTGAACCGGTTGATAATGCCATCTCTAATTGCAAAGATGCCATTAACATCTTGGTCGCGATTGTGAAAGGCCATGCCAAAAACCTAATCGGTGTGGTTATTGCCGACTGGGGCAATGGTATGTCTAAGGAAAAGCTGCCGGAAAACCTACAGTTTGGCAACGGCCACAGCAATGAGGGCCCGCTGTGCATCCATGGCGTTGGCCTGAATAATTTCATTTTGGTTGCCACCCGCAACAAATATCCCTGGTTCATCGCTTCCAAGCAGCCTGGAGAGGACAGCTATCACCGCGTTGACGGCCCGTTCGCCACGACCATGACGATGTCCGAGCAGGAAGAGATTCCTATGGCAGATGTCGTTATGCGTGAGCAGTTTAAGGCTCTTGGCGCTCCTTCTACCATCATCTATGTGGAGATGGACAAGGCTACCGCCAGCACCATGCTGACCAAGAACGGCAGCTGCGCTGAGAGCCGGGTCACCAGCCTGAACGTGCTGCGTACCTGCCTGGCTGAGCACTTTGGTGTCAAGTACCGCAATTACTTGGCACCTGACGCTACCGGCGTTGCTCCCGCCCGTATCCTGATTCCTGACTTCCATATGGCGAATGGCAAGACGTGCGATGTGCTCGTCAAGCCCATTTTCCAGCCGTATAAGGAGAAGCAGAAGGAAAAGAACTTCACTGTTGACTATGATGGGTACGAGATTCCTGTCAAGGTTGAGTGTGGTCAGCTGGATACGGATGCGACCAAAGGTGTTGTTACTGGTGGCTATGACTTGAAGCATTTCTACCAGAACAACATGCTTACGCAGGGCTTGGATATCCAGCTCGGCGAGCGTGTTATCGCCACCGCTCAGTTTGATACCATCTGGGACAAGGCTCGTCACCCGGCCTTCAACGCTTTCACCGGCGTTGTTGCTGTTGATATTTCCGGTCTGCCGCGTGGGTTCTTGAATACCCTCGCCAACAAGTCGGATATCGACCTGAGCGACAAGGGATGGCGTAAAATTTTCGACGCTATTGCCGAAAATGTGAAGCCTCTCGAAAGCGAGCCTCTCACTCTTGAGAAATATGCGCAGGATTTTGCAAATCGGCTGGTTGCAGACACCGGGAATGAAGTTGAACTCCAGTTCCCTCTGTACGCAAACCGGACTCGTATCGACGTTCTGGAACATATCGACGAGTCCCACTGCAAGATTTATGACTTCATGAGCGGCGTTGCTACTTTGAAGTCTGTAACCGAGCTGCGGACTCATTGGGATGGCATGGTTGCACAGGGCATTCAGCCTGTTTCGGCTGTGATGTTCTGCAATAAGCGCGGTCCTATGCTCAAACATACCTGCGACGAGATGAACACTCTCGTGCAGGCTATGAATGACGAGGACTTCTACATGACCCTCGAAGCTGCTGGTGGTGATGCATCTAAGATGCCGCACTACAACTTCGATGTTATTCTTGACCAGAGTATCCCCGTGAAGAAATAACATCACTTGCCGTCATCCGAAAGGGTGGCGGCATTTTTTTGTTGAGCTATTGCTTAAACATCAAGATTCCTCATGTGGGGTGTAGCGTTTTGTACCGATATATGCTATAATTGGCACAAAAAGGAGGAACCGACATGGCAGAAAATAATAACAACGGTGGCAAAAACACTAATATCATCACCAAAATCAACGATACCATTTCCAAAGTCCTGGGCGATTTCCCGCCCGTTGTTCAGACAATCGCAAAAATCGTTGTCTTCGGTGGGCTCATCCTGCTTATCGCCAAAGCCATCGGCTATATTTTCCCGGTTATTGTGAACGTTCTTTTCAACCTCTTAGTCAAAATCGTTGGCTTCTGCATTCTGGCAGCCTTTCTTTACGGCTGCTGGTACGAGGTAAAACTGCAAATGACTCGCGATGAAAACTCCTTCCTACTGAATGAACGTCTCAAGTATCAGAAAAAAGAATACGAGGAACGTGAGCGCAGAAGACAAGAACGAGATAACAGACGATAATACATAATCACACATAGGCTGTCCAGCTTCGGCTGGGCAGCTTTTTTTGTTTTCCTATTGCAGGTTCTTGCGAATTGCATACCATGAAATTTGTAGAAAGGAGTTTCTCATGAAAACACTCGAATCGATTTTCAGTAGAACTGCACAGTTTGGCTTTCTCATTTATCTGACCGGCTGCTTTGGCCTGTTGATTGTTTTAGGCGCTGCAGTCGCAAAATGGCTTAAACTCATCAACGTAATTCAATATATTGCCTTTGCTTTTGGACTTGGACTCCTCACTTTGCTTATCGGCATGGTGGGTCTCTCACTCCTCGGCATTAGGGGTATTGAAGAATTTTAGTGGAATGACCCCATCCCACTAAGTTCCTTCAATATCACAGGCGGATGTACTTTTGTACATCAAGATGACGAGCTGCACTTGTACGGTTTTCCCAGCTTGCAACCATGCGAAGGCGTCATCTAGCCAAGGGAAACACAACCTCCTGCTTCGGCAGGAGAGATTTATCGTAAAGGAGGTGGCGAATATGTCCACTGTTTATGTACTTAACAAAGACGGTAAACCTTTGATGCCTACAACTCGCGGCGGACATGTGCGCCACCTGCTTAAAGAGCAGAAAGCACGAGTCGTAAGAGCAAAACCGTTTACCATCCAACTGCTGTATGAAACCAATGATGTAGTGCAGCCCCTATATTTAGGCATTGACCCTGGTAGAACCAATATCGGCGTTGCCGTTGTTAAAGCAAATGGAACGGCAGTCTTTACGGCACATCTGGAAACTCGCAACAAAGAGGTTCCAAAATTGATGCAAGACCGTAAAAAAGCCCGCCGTGCAAGACGCACAAACGGCAGACGTTGTCGCCGTCAGCGGAGAGCTAAGGCAAATGGCACCATTTATAAGAAGTGCGTGAAGCAAGATACTGCTCAAAGTAAGAATCCTAGCAAACGTGCAAAAGAAATTGGCATCATCAAACGTCGCCTTCCGGGTTATAAGAAAGATGTACTCTGCATTGGTATTAAAAACAAAGAAGCAAAGTACACCAATCGCACAAGACCGGAAGGATGGCTTACGCCTACCGCGAATCAGTTGCTCCAAACACACATCAATTTGGTGAGAAAAATTCAAAAGTTCCTTCCTATCAGTGATGTTGTGCTTGAAGTAAACAAATTTGCGTTCATGCGGCTTGATAATCCTGACATTCAGAAATGGCAGTACCAACAAGGCCCACTCTACCAAAAAGGGAGTCTTGAAAATGCTGTTTCTGAAATGCAGGAACACCATTGCCTGTTCTGTGATAAACCCATCGACCATTACCACCATGTAGTGCCGCAATCCGAGAATGGCAGCAACACCATTGCCAATATCGTTGGTCTATGCGCGGAGCATCATAACCTTGTTCATAAAGATGCTGCCTGGCAAAAGAAACTTGCCGAAGAAAAAGTTGGACTTAACAAAAAGTACGGCGCTTTGAGTGTATTGAATCAAATCATTCCGGCACTGACGAATAAATTGAGTGTGCTATTTCCAAAGCACTTTTTTGTGACAGCAGGAAAGAGCACCCATGACTATCGTGCAACGCACGGTGTAAGTAAAGACCATTGGCTCGATGCTTACTGCATTGCTTGTTCTGTTTTGCCGAGTGATGTTTGTGATAGCAATATCAACAATCATATGCCGTATGAGCTGAAACAGTTTCGCCGCCATGCTAGAAGAGCGTTAAACAATGAAAATATGAACCGCGTGTACACGCTCAATGATAAGGCGGTTGCTATAAATCGGCATAAAGCAACGGAACAAGAAGCTGCCAGCCTAGAAGAATTTCGCAAAGAGCATCCGAATGATGTTTGCAAGCTTAAAGTTAAAGAGCACCATCCAACATACAGAAACATGAACCGTAACTATCCAGGAAGCATATTTCTTGTTGGAAAGCATGTTCATATAATGCAAGGAATAGCTGGCTCTAAAGACGGAAAAGCAACAACATACAAAGACTCTAACGCAAACTCAATAACGGCGAGTAAATGCAAATTTGTTGCAAAAAATTCTGGCATATTGTTTGTGTAGTATGAATTAAAAGTAATAAAACCACGAAAAATCTTCAATAGCCGCAAAACCGCAAACATAAGGAGGCAAAACACGTATGAGTAAAAAGATTATCAATATCACCGCAGCTGCCATGGCACTCGCCGTGACACTTTCCGGCTGCGCCACAGCTGTGGTTCAGGAACGGAAAGACCAGGCAGCCGCAGCAGCAAGCGCAGAAGCAGCACAGGCTGCCGTCACAGCAACACCGGAACCGACAGCAGAACCGACCCCGGAACCCATCAATGCCTGGTCTTTGTTGTCGAATCTCCCGGATTTCACGCCCGGCACGCTGGACAATCCTGACACTACCTGGCCGGACGGTATTCCGATGGGGCAGAGTCCTTTGTCTTACGATGACGGCAGCAAGTTCTATTCGCTGCGCAGCGTTGATACCGGCAAAACGCTGGATATCACGGACGTTGCATTACAGGATGTCCGAGATTTGCCTGTAAAGGGATATCTGAAATTGAACGAACTTGAAAACGGTGATACAGTCATTGGTGAAATCAATGCAGAATCCACAGGCGAAGGCGTAGAAAAGGAAATCAGTGATTTTTCCATTCACACTGCCAGCAAGGATGACGGCTGTGACTATTATCCGATTGGATATAACGGCGGCTCACTGACCTTGATGCTGGACGGTCGTGCAGCCAATGATGATGGCATCAATATCGGCGATGCGTTCCTTGACGGCCTCTATTATTCGTCTGTCACTCCGGACAAATTCGACGGCTATCCGACCGACGGAGAGCCAGAGGAACAGTTCAACTTCCTGTATGGTTTGTTTGGCAATCCGTCCGGTCTCTACTGGACAAACAACGATTCTGTCGCTTTCAATTCCAGCAAGCAGTATCGTACCTTTGAAGATTTCCGAGATGCAGATTATGATGTTGAAATTGGCGGCAAGAACTTCTATCTGGTTTGGAACTATGACGGGTATAGTGTTGTTGCGGCGTGCAACGATACCTTTGACAGCGCTAATGTGAAGGGCACCACGATTCAGGATATCTACTTGTTCCCGAACATGACAGAAACCAAGTACCTAGTCGAAAATTCCGGCAGCCTGATTAGCGGTTATCTGGGTTATGGTGAAGTTCCCGTCATCTTGACTGGTACATACGCATCAGTCAACAGTGATTCGACTGTCGAACAGGATACAAGCGCAGAAGAAAACACCGACGCTGAATCTGGTGACAATTCCACGGCGGACGAAAACGCTGAGTCCAGTTCCGATGATAACAGCGACAGCTCGGAAAATTCAGATTCCTAATTCTTAAAAAATAGTTATTGCGTATTCGTGCGAAACGCATACAATAAAAATTGTATGATAGATAACAGCACACATACGCTATAATTTCACAATTCTGAGAAGCAGACTATCCGTTTGGAGGTCTGCTTTTTTTGTTGGAATTTTGCGGTGCTTTGCTGACGTTTATCGTAACTAAACACTACAAGGAGAAATAAAAAGATGACCGTAACAAACACTGTAACAGAAACAGAACACTTAACTCCCCTGCGTTCCGCTGTAGAGCACATCAACTGGAATACTTTGTACCAGCAGAAAATGGCTCTCGAAGAAGTCTCTGACATGCTCTATGCCAAGAGAAAAGAGGATGACACGTTTGGCAAGGCTTCCGCCTGGCTCGAAAGCGTCATTGCACTCATGGAACGCTTGGGGGATGCAGCAGAAGAGGAAGGAAAGTTTAATTATCCCGAACGGGATGAAAACGACAAGCACCTGGATGATAGGTTCAATCATGTGTTGAATCAGTACCCGGATGTGGATATCTGACCAGTTCATATCAGGAGGACAATGATGCGGATTAACAGCAGCTGTGTGCTTCACAGCACCACGAGTCTCAACGCAAGAGTTCTTCCGCTCATTGGACGGGTCGGAACTCTTGAGCTGTCAAGTGGGCAGCCACTCGTATTCAAAACAACAACACCAAAACAACAAGACGTCCTGCGTACCAGCACAGTAAAAGCTATTGGCTTTGCAGGAAGCAGAATTTTTGTCAAAACCGAAAGAGGAACCCAATACACATTTGAATTTCAGTAACAACCAAGCGGCCACTAATCTCATTTTTTTATAGATTGGCGGCCGCTATTTTTTTATCAATTTGAAAGGAAGTTTTTATCATGAATTTCATCAATGCCGCCACCAAGAAAGAACGCACCCATGTAGAAGAAATCATCAAGTCTCAGCCTGTTATGTCTCATGAAGGCATAACTGCCACTGAGATTGGTATTTGCGGCAAGCAGAATCTTTTCATGGACGTTTATCGCCCGGATAACGATGCCGAAAAGCATCCGATTATCATCGATATCCATGGCGGCGGCTTGATTGCTGGCCGGAAAGAACAGAATCAGAACCTGGCAACCTGGCTCGCTAAGGAAGGCTATCTCACCTTTGTACCGGATTACCGTCTGGTCCCTGAAACCAACATCTTTGGCCAAATCACTGATGTCATCAATGCGTTTGCTACTGTAGCTGAACGTGCTGAAGATTTCGTTGGTGACTTGAATCAGGTCTTTGTAGTTGCCGACAGCGCTGGCGCATTCCTTGCCTGCATGGCAAGCTCTATTCTCCGTTATCCTGTCAAGATGCAGCCGGTAGAGGACGAACTGGAAGAGAACGTACCCGAGGCAGCCAAGAAGCTCGTCATCAACGCGATGGGCCTGCAGAGCGGTATGTATTACATCTACAAGGGCCAGGTAGGTTTGCTTCAGAACTACTATATGTCTAAGGGCTGGAAGAATCACAGTTATGCTGAGTTCATCAAGCCTGAAACCTATTCCAAACTCATCCCCCCGTGCTATATCTGCACCGGGAAAAAGGACTTTCTCAAGAAACAGACTTTTGGGTTTAAGAAATGCCTCGAAAACGAGCGCGTTCACCACGACTACGGGTTTGTTTCCAAGAAGGAAACCGTTCATGCTTTTGCAGCACTGTATCCTGAATCCGAATCCGCAGTCGGTGTAAACCGCGAGATGATTCGGTTCTTCGACAGTTTCAAAAAATAATAAAACCAAAAAACAAATAACAAGGAGGCATTTCATAATGACTCACAATGAGTTGGTTCATGACCTCTGCACTCAAGATTCGATTGTGGTGCAGAACTTTGCTGAGCTGATGCGGTTTGTGCTCGACGGCAAAGCGGAAGTTATCTACGACGGTTGGATTAACGTCTATGTTCCTATCTGGTTTGATGCTGATATGGCATTTGGCCTTGATTTGAACTCAGAAGAAAATGCAGATTGGATTAACATGTACATTGACTGGCATCCGGACGATACCATTCATGCCTATGTATCTTACTGCAACAGTTCTACTGACGACCCCGACTTTACTCTTGAAGTCATCATGAGCCCTCACCACCAGGAATTGTTCAATGCGTATTTCAAAGAACAGTTTAAGGCGGTTTATCACATGAGTGTCGAAGAAGCGTGGGCTAAATTCGGCACCGAATAATATAGTGAGGAGATATATCATGGCACGTAAAGAAATCAAAATTTTCATGGACGCCAAGGAAGCTGCCAGTTTCCTGAAAACTATCGATTGGTCCTGGCTGTTCGGCTTTCTCAGTGAGCGCTATAACGTTTCGCTCAGCCCTCACAAAGAGCTGAAAGACAACGGCGCAGCAATCATCAAGGTCGAATGGCCTGATGAACTGATTGAAAAGTGCGGAATGATGGCTGATGTCTTCTCGTCAGTCAAGCTCGTCACGTTCGATTCGTATTTCAAGGAAATCGTGGAATACGATGAAGATAAGTTCAATGAAGAACGTGAAGCATGGCTTACCAATCCGACAAAGACGTTCAGCTATCTCGATTGCGAGGGCATCGTCAAGGAACGGACTCTTGCACTGAACATCTCCCTTCGCTATACGCTGTATGACGGAGGCTACAATTTCGCAACGCTGCTCTATGCGGTTTATTCCGATGTGAACGGCTGGACTATCCAAATGGAAAAGGAGTAATGGCAATGGTTGAAATGGCATTTAAGGTAAATCCCGGCACCACTTTCTACAAGAATTATTTCGCGACAAAGGAGGAAAAAGCGCATTTCATTGAAATTGCAAAGCAGTTCTTCGACAAATATTTCCCTGATGAGAAGCTCTCGTATGTTTTAAATGACCGACTGACTGTTGATTTGAAGCCGGAGCTGCTCGCCAAATACGAATCTCAGGTTATGAAACGCCGTGACCCTCACGGTTTTGTCATCTTCAAACAGCGTTCGCCCATGAACTGCCTGTGGGAAGATGAGGTCTGTAAGAACGTGAACGGCAAGAAATTCCTTGCCAACCAGTTCTGGTGGGCCGACTTCAACGGTTCTGGCCGCATCACTACGGAGCTGTGGGATGATGAGCAGGGAAATATCTACGGATATTATTCCTGCGAATATGCAACTCGCAGCACTAAGGTTCCAGACACCGTTACGCAGATTAAGCTGAGTGAATATCACGCGGCTTACGAAGCATACACGGAAGCCAAAAAAGCAACTGCTGACGCCGCTGCTACAGCTTGACGCTGCTTGCGATGCCGGTAAAATTGTGAATGTACGATAGATAGCATCTGCGCATTTCAGCGCTCGTACAATTCACAAACTGATACAACTAGGCAGACTCATCACCACGATGGGCCTGCCTTTTTTGTTTACAGAAAAAGGAGAAAAATATGAACACAAAACGAATCAAAGAATTGGCTGCACTGACCGATGGAGAACTTGCAAGGAAACTTCTCATCCAGGAGTTTGGCAATGACTCTGAAACCCATTGGGGAAACAACGCACACGATGAACGTGTGATGGTTACTATCAATCCAGACGGAATCGCTCAAAGGACCTGGGAAGCCGACCATTGGGTTCGCCTTGACGAATTCGACAAAGACGGTTTCTATGCCCGTGAGATTTACGAGGGAAAATGGGTCGATGAGCCATTGCCCAAAAACGTCATTGCACGAAATGTCACAATTGCTGCACCGAAACCTATTCAGCAGGAATCCAAAGACACTGAAATTCTTCGAGCGGCACAAGTCCTGTGCAAGCAGCTGACCGGAGACGACACCTTTGGATGGAATCCTGAGCTTCTTGCACAGATTGCGGATTGCACGGCAGCTTTGCTTGCCACCAACGGAATCAGCTCTCATTTTCCGAGCGCCAATACTGAACCCATCTGCTCTTGGGAAAAGCCGGTCGTCGAATATCAGCGTCCGGATTACGCCCTGGAGTATGGTACTAACTACTAAAACGAGGAGGATATCATGGCAAAAAACTATTTTGGTGTCGTTCTGACCACCAAGGAACACGATAAATATCGTCTTGTAGTATACCGCTACAAGGACCCTGGCATCCTTAATACCTGCCCGATGTGTCAGCTGCTTCGGGCCATTCACAAATTCCAGCAGGAATACACTGAAATTCACCGCGAACATTGCAGCCGTATCCCGCCTCGCAAGTGGTACGAGCTTGGCAGAGTAATGCCGAGTATCGTTCTGCGGAAATACGGCCTGGAAAAGCATTACGAGATGTCATTTGAGCCGAGTCGCGTGCCTCCAGCTTCTGCGCTGAAACTCATCCCTGGTGCGACCGCTTCTAACTGGAAGCAGTACATCTGGTACGTTGATGGTGATGTGACGATGCTTGGCTAAAGACCATTGCACATTCGTGCGAGACTCATACAATTAGAATTGTACGATAGATACCAGCAATCGAAAAGGTGCTTTGCCTTTCGTACAATTCACATTTCGCTTGAAGGCGGACTTCCAATATCTGGAGGTCCGCCTTTTTGCGTACTTACAAAAAAAGGAGTGTAAATTATGTTTATCATCACAAAAAATTTTACCGATGACGAGGGCCATCTTTTCACAAAGGTAAATCCAAAGCAGTATTCTACCCCGGAAGAAGCATACGATGCTATGCGTGAGGATTACCTCAACGAGCTCAAAAGCCGAGGTCTTGAGGACAACGATAGTTCCAATGACGATGGCGAATCCTGCCCTGGCGGATACATCATCAGCGATGAGGCTCAAATCTACGATTTTGCCCAATACACCCCGTATGAACAGCTTCTTCCTGCTGTTTTGTTCGGAGTCCATCGGATTGGTTAAGGAGAATCGCAATGGCTAAGAAAAGTGCAAGAAAAGAAATCACAAAAATCAACCTGAAACAAGCTGCGCTCGAAGGTCTTTCCTACGAGAGAGCCTGTGAAACTGCCAAGCGTGCAGGGAAACCCTCTTATCGCTTCACGGTCGGCGACAAAGTACAGGTTGGTCACCTTCTAAACTGCGTTGTTGACGAGGCTCTGGAAGGCGGGTACATGTATCTTATCCGCAGTGGTGCAAACAGCGATAACTATTCCTGCTGGGCTTGGACAAACGTTCGCCCGCTGGATGATGACAAAGATACGCATTTCGCCAAGCGCAATTCTGCGCTATCCCGCCTGCACTACTCAAACCGCAGTATGTATTCTTTACTCAGCTTCCAATACCTGTTCGGCGTTGATTTCAACCCTGATTATCAGCGTGGTTCTGTTTGGGATGATGAGGACAGGGAAAAGCTGTTGGACAGCATCTTTATGGGTCGCGAGATTGGTCGTTTCGTCTTTAAGCAGCTGCCATTCACTCGCACAAACAACGATGGCAACTACTATGAAATCGTTGATGGCAAGCAGCGTATGTTGACCCTGCTTGCTTTTTACGAGAACCGATTCCCGTACAAAGGCGTATTTTACAACGACCTTTCCGCACAGGACAAGAACTGGTTTATGGATGCCTCCATTGGCGTTGCTGAGATTGACCAGAGCGTAACTCGCGCAGAAGTCTTGGAAATTTTCCTTGCCATGAATGAAGGCGGTAAGCCTGTCGCAAAGGAAGTCCTCGACCATGCACGCGAATTGCTAAACGAAGAGAAGGGAAAAGGATTATGATTCCTATGTTCAAACAAAAGGTCGGTATGACGAAAATTTATGCAAAAGGAATCGCAGAACTCTTTCTTATTCGCTGCAATCCCTATCATTGGGACGGCAGCGGGGAAGTGCCTGATAACATCAGCTTCGATGTGTACAAGCGCAAAATCGATGAAACATACGATGGCTGCACACTCGAAATTCAGCTTTGCAAACCTGATGGTTGTCTTTGCTATGCGGCTTCTGTTCACCTGTATGAAGGCGGATTCTGGACAGGGCACGGCATTGGCTGTTTCGACAAGACTGCGATTTGCAACGACCCTGGTTCTGTCGATGCCTTGACAAGCGCCATCATGCGAGTGTGCATGATATACGAAAATCTCACAAATTTCCGCAAGGTTTTCGTCAAGTGCCTTACCATCAGCCAGAAACGAATGAACGAAATCAAGCAGTATACCGATGACGGCAAAGAGCAGGATGAGATTGAGTTCGAATCCGTTATCTTCGCCGATGGTATGCACATGGATGTTCGCTGCATTCCACGCCACAATGGACCTTCCTGGTGCGAAGCGGCTATTTATCGTGAGGATGAGGATATCGTCACGTCTGAGCCGAGCAACTCGTTCTATAACCATTGGGTTTGCCAGACGGCAAACGCCACCTACCATCTTTATATGGGTATTGATGACGAATAAAACTTGACGCGTCTTGCGAACAGCATATCATAGAAATTGTACGATAGATACCAGCAATCGAAAGGGCGTTTTGCCTTTCGTACAATTCACAATTTCGCATGAAGAGCGGACTTCCCATATCGGGAGGTCCGTTTTTTTTGCGTTATAACAGCAAAAAGGAGTGTATTTTTATGAAACTGACAATCACAGGCCAAATCGATGGCAAATCCGTGCCAATTACTATCCCGATTGAGAAGGTTATCGAGGCTTTCTGGCCCTACGCCACCAAACCTTCTGCTCTCTCTGTTTCCACTGAGCTTGACGCAGACGGCATCAGTGCTAACTTTATGCTCGGCCAGGAAACGAAGGATTCTTATCCCGGTATCTGGCTCACCAGCAAAAACAGCAATACCGGTCGTGCAGGTTTCTGGTTCTGTTTGGAGCTGCCGAACGAAACCAACGACATGGTAAAAGGCTATCTGTACGCTGGCGATGATGAAACAGAGACGGACCAACCTCTAGCTGTTATCGCTGATGGCGTTCGCAATGAGGACGACGAGTCGAAGCGCGTGCTTTGGGTGGATGGGTCGTTGACTCACGTTGAACCTCTAACCGACAACTATCTGAAACTCCAAGGCGCTGCCACCGAAAAGCAACTCGATGAGTACGACGCTTGAACTGATACCATAAATTTCCCCACCTAACCAAAAATAACAAATAAGGAGAGTAAAACTATGTATCTCGAAACTATTGATGAAAAAGCGTTCCGTTCTTTTCTTTCTAATCCTGCTATTTCCGTTCTGGACGGTAACGTTCTGGATAAGTACAACGGCTCGAATTTCTACCGTTTTGTCCGCGTCCCCCTTTCCGATGGCGGTGAGCATCATGTTGACGCCATCTTTGGGAACATGTACAGCACCTATGACCTCGCCTTGAACGCTCACCGTTTTTCTGCAAACGGCAACCTTGAGTTCATGGCTTATCTCGTGGACTACAAGGACACCTACAACGAAAGCTACCAATTCCGGACATTGTTCGGAGGCAGTATCAGCACCGAGGACGGTTCTTTTCATTCAGTTCGCAACGGGATGACCAAAGCTCTGCACGAGTATTTGGTGAAAACCACAGTGCTTGAACCCGAATATCTTGAGGACCCGGACCGCAACAAGCTGGCCTATGTAATGGCTGTTGGCAAGTACGTTTACGGTGAAGAAGACAACAAAACGGAAGAAACGTTTTCTGGATACTTCAAGCGCTTCGACGATACTCTAACGGTCGAATTCCTTGTCAATCCGAGCCATTGGGCCGAGAGCGTGGTAGCAGAGCTCGACAAACGGACAGAGCTGTATGACGGGCTTAATTTCAGTGCCGGAAGTGGCAAAGACCTGATTGCTGTGCAGCGTCTTGTCGAGCAGTACATCAAACAGTTTGAGTCCAACCCGAATTGCTGGGAAAGTGAATACAAGAAGCTCCTGGATGCTGTTTCCGGCTGCAAAAATGTGCGGCTTATCCTCGAAGGGAACGGCAAGCAGCTCAGTGTTCAGTACTCTGTGTCCAGCTTGAAGTTGTACCAAGCAGTAACGGATAAACAAATCAGCGTTTTCCCGATTTCTCCCATCAAAACTCGAAATGAAGTCCAAAAATTTGTGAACAGCATCTTCCCCAAAGTTGGCTACAGCATCCCCATCAAGATGATTTCTCGCGTCGAAAGCGGTCGCAAGGTTCTTTGGGAGAATCCTTGCTTTGAGGGAGACAGAAAATAATAATAGCCGTCAGAACAAATTGTGCCGACACTTGATTTGTTTCACCAGAGTCCCGCAGAAATGCGGGGCTCTTTTTTTGTTGCCAAAATATGCGATTCGCCTAAAATAAAAGTTGTACGATAGATACCATCTACTTGGCGCGTTTTTTGCGTTCGTACAATTCACAATTCTGCAAGCAAAAGGCAGACTCACCATCTCGGTGGGCCTGCCTTTTTGTTTGCTCAACTACAAAAAAAGGAGTGTAAAAATGAAAATCAAAGTCAAGTTCCTGAATTGCTGGCAGGAAAACTATCCCGAGGAAGGGCCGGAAGTTGTTTGTGTTTTTCTCGATGAAGTGAAACGCATAAAGAAAACAACCCCTTCGCACCTTTTGAACGACGCTTTGTTGGATTGCTATGTTCACGATGGCAAGTTTGTAACCGCATCTTATGGCTATCTGAAAGCAGGAAAGCTTGCATCGAAGGAAGAATACCTGCCGTTGCTCACTGAGCTGTACTATGTCGGCTACAAAAAGAATGAGTTAGAAGTCTGCCAATTTGCAAGGATTTGACTTCCAAATCCTAAAACTATCACAACAAGGAGAAAAAAATCATGAGTACCACAAATAATATGAATACACGTTTATTCATTGACATGGATGGCACTCTCGCCGTCTGGAAGCAGGCGGCCTGCTTTGAGGACCTGCTTCAGCCGGGGTATTTCAGAGATTTGCCGCCCTATCAGACGGTTTTGGACGCCGTGAAGATTCTTTGCAGCACAAAACCAGAACTTGATGTGTATGCACTTTCCGCCTATATGCCGGAAAACCCATATGCAGTTCATGAAAAGAACGCCTGGCTCGACGCTTATCTTCCGGAAATTGATTCCGAACACCGCATCTTCGTTGCGTGCGGCAGCAGCAAAGCCAGAGCCGCAGCAAACCGCCTGAAAACACCGTGCATCGACAACTCTTTTGTGTTGCTTGACGACTACTCGGTGAATCTTCATGAGTGGAAAGCCAATCGTGGCAGCTGCATTAAGCTCCGCAACGGCATCAACGGCAACGGCGGGACCTGGAAAGGTGAATCTGTCACTCGATTCGATACCGCCGAAAACATCGCAGACCGTATTTGGAGTATCATCAAAAAACAAATGCAATGAGCTAAAGGAGAAATACTATGTTTCCAAATATCAAAATTGTCGAAGCCATCCGCAAAGAATACCCCGCTGGAACGCGGGTTCGGCTTGTCAAAATGGATGACATCCAGGCACCACCTCTTGGTACAGAAGGTACGGTTGTTGGTGTCGATGATACCGGCAGCCTCCTGATGCACTGGGACAATGGTTCACATTTGAACATTGTTTATGGTTCGGATGAGGTTGAGAAAGTCTGACAAGCAGACTTGCTCAAACGTGCGATTCCACTAAAATTGAAATTGTACGATAGATAACAGCCCTATGGCCGAAATGCGTACAATTTACAATTCTGCAAGACAATCAGCAGACTCACCATCTCGGTGGGCCTGCTTTTTGCTTTCAAACAATAAAAGGAGAAATAATTATGTATTGCATTCAGTATGACGAAATCTGCAAAAAGCACAATTTTGAGCTGAAACACGATGCCCTTGGTGAACGCGTAACCCTCGAGTACCCAGCCGATTCTGTCCCGAAAGATACCATTCGTCTTTTTCAAAATCATCTTCCTGAGGGAGTATCGGCTATGGCTGAAAAGTACAGCAGCGACCGTTTTGCCATATTCAAGTACAATGCTGCAGCGGCAGCAGGGAACACCATCGGTCTTACTGAGACCCTGGAGAAAAACAAAAAGGTCTCCGCAGCTCTCTCTGATTTGGCGGACGACCTGAAACAGGCAGAGCTGGAAGCCAAGACTTGGGTTTGCACCGACCCTGATACATGCCAGTGGCGACGTCAGGTTGGCGGAACCCGATACGAGCTATACGACACTTTCGAAGCTCCAAATGGCACGTATTTTGTCGTACACGGTGAAGTAGACCCGACCGAGCTTGACCCGGATGACTACGACCAGCTGCTGGAGGCATATTCCGGTTTGCTGGACTCTGCCAACTGTGAAAGCGAACGCTGGGCATTGATTGCTGAGGCGCAGTTTGAGACCGAAGAACTCTCGATGGAGCGCGAACGCTTTTCAACTTTTGAAGGAGCCGAAAGGGCAATTTGGAAAAAGGTTGGGGCTGACGTTTCAGATGAGAATTCTGCGACCGAAACCCGCCTTGATGCGATTCGGAAACTCGATAAGTTTCATCTTGCCGTCTTTCTGAACGATGTTCACAGCGGTGCAAAAGACTTTCCTTCCAACAACATGAGCTGGTGTGACTGGCTCAATAAGCCTGATGATGGTCATTTGTTGGATGTGAAGACTGCTCGATGAAACAAGTATGCGTTAAAGCTGATGATAGTCAAACCATCACTGCTATATATGAATTTCTGCACGACTTGGATAATGAGTATAGCAATTTTAGTAAATGGTACTATAGTACAGTCGTTCCCGGATTGGCAAGTGAAAATCGGATAATTTATACTGTTCTGGACGATGGGAAAATAGTTGCCGTTCTAATACTAAAAGATTCTGATGAAAAGAAAATTTGTACATTAAGAGTAGCTGAACATTACCGATGCCAAGGGATTGCTACAAAATTGCTAAAAATCGCACATCAGGCATTACAATGTACAAATCCACTCATTACCGTTTCATCAATTCATATCAACGAATTTGAATTTCTGCTAAAGAAAAACGGCTTTACCCTTTATAAAAAATACGAAAACTACTACAAGCAAGGAATTGTAGAATATGCTTTTAACGGCTTATTGCCTGAAAAGCAAAACGATTGCCGCTTGTCGCAAAATGTGGTATAATAGTAAAGAGGTGATACCATGAAAATTTACACTCTGATTGGCGGCGTGAATGGCGCAGGAAAATCCAGCTTAACCGGTTCTTTGCGTTCTGAGCGTAACGATTTCGGCATTGTGGTTGACCCCGACAAACTAACCATTCAGTGTGGCGGTGACGAATACGAAGGCGGAAAACTCGCTGTTGAGCGTATCGAGCGTGCCTTAATGGACGGTGTGAATTTCACACAAGAGACGACGCTTTCCGGTGGATATCCCAAGCGGCTTTGCAAACGTGCAAAAGAAGCTGGATATTATATTCGTCTGTACTATGTCGGTCTTGATACCGCCGAAGAAAGTATTCGACGAATTCGAAACCGTGTAGAGCGTGGGGGGCATGATATTCCCACTAAGGATGTTAACGCCCGCTTTTCTCACCGTTTTGAGGATGTCCTCAAAATTTTGCCATACTGCGATGAAGCTAAGTTTTTCGATAATGACAATGGATTTGTGCTTGTTGCAGAATATCGCAACGGGCAGCTTCTTCCTATTGGAACATATCGACCAACTTGGCTCAGTCAACTTCTGAATCAAGCCCAATAACATTTTTGCCGTTCATCTTCGGATGAGCGGCATTTTTTGTTTGCTATACTGTGCGAATGGCATAGAATAGTAACTGTACGATAGATACCATTCTACTAAGGCGCGTCTTGCGTTCGTACAATTCACAATTCTGCTTTAAGGCGGACTTCCCGAATTTGGAAGGTCCGCCTTTTTGCGTCAAAAAAAGGAGATTTGTATGTTTATTCTCGCAAAATCTTTTACCAACAAAAGAGGGGAGATGTTTCTCAAAATCTTTCCGAACCAGTACCCGTCCATCGAAACGGCTCATGCCGCTATGCAGACGGACTATCAGGAAGAACTCAAAAAGCGCCACCTCGACCGAAGCGACGAGGAAACAATTCCAAGCTCGTATTATATCGACACCACTGAGGCAGCTATATATGAGTGTCAGGATTATGCACCGAATTGGCTGACTGTCTCGGTTTTGTACGCCATCAACGAGGTCGTATAATGCCACGCATTATACGACACGCCACTATCAT